TTGTTGGTTCTAGAATCATCTTCTCCGAAATCCCTCGCGTAGGTTCTACATTCGTTGCGTTCTCCTATATCGGATCTGATCAGGACGTTGAGGCAGCAGATATTGTACCTCCTATCGAACCTGGTGATAAGATTAGAATTGAAGGTGAAACTGAAGATCGTGAAGTTGCTGTTATTGAATCTTCAAACTCCTTAATTACATTCGATTATCTCGGGTCTACTTTCGGTAAAGGTGCTCAAGCATCAGCTGTTTTGACTTCTGGTACTATTGATAAAGTTTCTGTTACTGCTGGAGGTTCTGGATACACTAGCAGACCAAATGTTAGAATCGACTCTATTAGCGGATTTGATGCTCAAATTAAAGCTTTAGTTGGTGTTGGTGGTGTTGTTATTTCATCTGCAGGGTCTGGATATCTAGATCCTTCGGTTAATGTTGAAACGTCAGTTCCTGATGATTGGACAGCACCCGACTTAAGTCAATACGGTGAAGAAATCATTGATCCAGAGATCCTATAAATAACTAAAAAAGTAGATAAGATAGTAATGTCTAAGCAAGCACTTAATATTGGTTCTGCGCCAAATGACAACACGGGGGACACCCTCCGTGCTGGTGGCGATAAAATCAATGACAACTTTACTGAAATCTATGCTGCTTTAGGTAATGGAGCAGACATTCAAATTGATGTAACTAACGCTGGTGTTGGTCAGGTATTGAAGTATACCGGTACTTCTTTTATTGCATCTGACTATACTTCACTTACTGCAGCATTGGACGTTAACGGAAACTCTATTATTTCTTCTAGCAATGGAAATATAGCGATTGCCCCAAATGGTACTGGTGATGTAACAATTAGTAATGGTAGTATTACAAATACTTTTGATGGTGCAACTGGTGATATTGATTTTCCGACTAAAGTAAAGTATAAAAATGAGTATACAACATTAGGTGTTGCTCCTTCGGCAGCAGCTTATCCTGGATATTTTTTCACAGTTGATGGCGATGATACTCCATATGTAAATATGAACATCACTGCCGGTGGTGTTGGTGATACTAGAGTTGGTTTATTAACTCAATATACTAGTGTTGGTGATCTCACTGACATTGATGTTACAACAACTCCTCCTACAAATAACCAAGTATTGAAATGGGATGGCACCAATTGGGTTCCTGGTGATGATAATGCTGGTGTATCGAACATTACTAGTTTTGCTACTATCAATGCTGATACCGGTACTACGACAGCATCTAGTGAAACAGATGCGCTTACTATTGCGGGTGGTACGAATATCTCAACTACAATTGCTGGTGACACAGTAACTGTTGCGTTTACGGGAACATTAACTACTACTCTAGCGGCACTTACAGATACTGATGTTGCTGGCATTACTCAAGGCGATTCTTTATATTGGAATGGTGCTAATTGGGTAGTTACTCGCAGTCCAATGACATGGTGGGAACTGAATGCTGATGGTATTTCATCTTATACTTTTAGTGGACCTGGATTTACAGGTACAGTTTCCGATCCCACACTGTACGTTATGCGTGGAATGACATATGCATTTGATAATTCCGTTAACGGTGGTGCTCATCCATTTAGAATTCAATCGACTAGCGGTCTGACTGGAACCCCGTATACAGATGGTCAAACTGGAACAGGTTCTAATGTTTTATATTGGACCGTTCCGATGGATGCTCCTACTACTTTATATTATCAGTGTACGCTTCACACTTTAATGAATGGCACAATCACCGTTGTAAGTTAATAAAAAATGGCAAGAACAGTTCCTGGATCTGGTGCAGTCATTGAACCGATTTTCAATGATGAGTTCGGCGTTAGAGCAGTAAAAGTAATCAATGGAGGTTCAGAATACGATAGTTCTGATCCTCCCAGACTTACGGTGACTGGTTGTGGTACACCCGTTGCAGAGGCACTTTTATATCCCATTATTGATGATGGTTCTGGAAGAATCACTCATGTTAGGGTATTAGAATCTGGTAAAGGGTATGACCCATTAAGACTTTCAATTATTCCGGAGCAAGATACACCAAACGTAGTATCTACTTTCGATATCAATAGAATTTGGCAGTCAGATCCAAACTCTGCAACTTCCGGTGTATTTTTAATCAACAATGGTGATATTACCGATAGACTAACAATTACTTCTGATAATCATCCTAAACCGGTAAATTACGGAACGGAAAGAGAACCGGGTGGCGGACCATTAGTAGATCAGACCTTTAGTAGACAATTTGTTTATAGAGGGGGTAAGGATGTTCCTTACAGTGGAGATAGACCTATTGAATTAAATAAACCTATTGGTGTTATGTCCAATGGTGTCCTTTTACATACACCAGATTGGGGTTCTGTTGGAGGACCACCTGCTGCGTTTAATTTTGATATCGTTCCTCACGATTTTCTTCTGAATACTGACACTTATGATGCTGTAGTTAGAAATAATCAATACTATTATCACACTAATAAATTAATTAATCAATTTGATGATGCTGGAGGTGTTTTTGAAAACGGATTTAAACAGCAATTTACATGGAGAGTAAAAACTGAGCATGATAATGTTCTTGTTCATATCAATAATATCGATGAAACTCTAAATCCAATAGAAGAAGGTAGATTGGTAGAGAGAATTGGAGAAGGAGTTGTTAGAGGACAGATTGCTAAAATTATTCGTGTTAATGGTGTTATTGATAGGTTGTATTTAAGATCCGTAGTTGGAGATTTTGCTGACGGAGATCAGTTATTAGGATCTACAGGTTTCAGTGCTACAATCAGACAAGATCCGGTTACTTTCCCTAACGGATTGTTTTATATTGAATTCGGACCAGATGCTCACGAGTTTGGGAATTTTATTCCAAATACTTATTATCTTGCACCAACAGATATTAGAGTTCAGAGAAACTATCAAATTATTTGGGATCAATCAGATTCAAGTAATCAACCATCAGGGCATCATACTCAAGGGCATCCTATGCGCTTCAGTACGACTCCTGACGGTCCTTTAAACCCAACTCCCGGTACTTTATACTACGACTCGACAGGAGCGTCTGGAGCACCTGCTGCAGACTATGAGAATGAGTTTCAACCGGTGTTTATTATGAATGCCGATGAGACTAATAGAATTTATTATTATTGCGGATATCATAGACATATGTCTGGATATGATGGGGATGAAGGATACATGATCCTTAGTCCTGAAGTTGATGACGAACCTTTACCGAACAATTATTATATTACTGATTATTATCTTGATGGATCTAATTTCGATTACTCTAGACATGTAACTGGACACTCTAGAATTCTTGGTATATCTTATGATGGATATCCGATTTATGGTCCATGGGGATATGATTCTTCTGGTCAAGTTCGCAGAGAGACATCCTCATATAGATTAAAAAATACGAGTGAAGTTGATGGTCAAAGAGCTGCTATAACTACAACGGGGACAGTAAACTATACTGTCACAGTATCTAATGGTAAGTTCGCAATAGATGGAACAGTTCCCCCATTCTTACAACTAGAAAGGGGAAAGACTTACGTCTTCAACCAAGACGCTATTGCAAGTCCTGTATTATTTGCTTTACAGGAAGATGGGTGGCATATTGGTAATCCCCCAGACATCGGAAATACCCAATACTTATTCCAAGATGGAATTAGATATTTTATCGATAATGTTGAGACTACCTATCTTGGATATGTTCAAGGATTTGCTGGAGCTACCAATAAGAGACTTGAATTTACTCCAAAGATAAATTCTCCCAGACTTTTATATGTCATATCCTATGCTAATCCTGAGTATGGATTTAGATGTGTTCAGGATGGATATCCTTTAGGATCTTTCGTTCAGGATTATATTTTTGAAGATGGATTGGGTACTTTAGATAGACATAATGGTAGATTTGCGGTCACTCCTGATTATCCAAATGGAACGTATGCATATTTCATGTCTACTGATTCTAGTGATAATCCTGTTTATCCATATGTAATTGGTCCTGAATTTTATGGAGAACCATATCATAGCAACGAAGAATTACCTATACTTACAAATGAGTTCCCTGCTGGAGCAAAGGGTGAGGTTGTTTTAAATCCTAATGGATCTGTTGGATATGTCAGAATGGTCAGAAATGGAGATGGGTATTTTGGTCCGGCAAAAGCAAAAATTATTGGTGGTGAGGGAACTGGCGCAACAGCAGTTCCGACAGTACAAACTGTTACTGGTTTGACTCTTTTACAAGAGGGTCGCGAGTTTGCAACTCCACCAACTCTTATTTTTGAAGGTGGGGGAGGAGGACAAGGTGCTAGAGGTAGAGCACAAGTTAATTCGGACGGAAAGGTTACTCGTATTAACATAGTTGATGAAGGTGAGTTCTATCAGCAAGCACCCTATGTTTTAATTACTGGTGGTGGCGGCATTGGCGCTAAAGCCGTTGCTAGAGTTGATCAGGGTATAATTGTCGGAATTGATGTTACGGATCCTGGTGAAGGATACGTCAATCCTCCAAATATTATCTTCACTAAACTTGTCAACTTAAAGAGGACTATTAGTAATAGACAATCTTATAATTCTACACCAAATTATTTGACCGGATTGTTAAAGGATGCAAGTAGTAGCGATACAACATTGTATGTTGATAGCACAGAAGCATATCCTGGATCTGGTAGTTTGATTATTGGTAGAGAAACTGTCTCATATACTTCTAAATCCAGAGAAAGATTTTTTAATGTTACTAGAGGTAAAAACTTTAAGTATGATCAAAGAGTTATCTTAGATGCTAATCAAAATAATAATGATGGAGATTCTACTTATCAGTTCAATGTAAATGATAGGGTAATTAGAAGAATTGAAAACGAAAATAATAAAATTG